TGGGGCTGGATGAGGAGCGGGACGAACTCCGGGCAACCCTGAATGAGCGATGCGAACAGGTGGCGCAACTAGTCAACCATGACCAGCCGGCCGTAGCGTGGTGCCACCTGAATGCCGAAGGGGACTTGCTCGAAAAGCTCATCCCCGGCGCGGTCCAGGTGTCGGGCTCCGACTCGCTCGACGCCAAGGAAGAGGCGCTGCATGCCTTCAGCCGGGGGGATGTCCGGGTCCTGGTCACAAAACCGAAGATCGGCGCATGGGGATTGAACTGGCAGCACTGCGCGCATATGACCTTCTTTCCGAGTCACAGTTACGAGCAGTACTACCAAGCCGTGAGGCGTTCCTGGAGGTTCGGTCAGAAACGGCCGGTCATGGTTGATATCGTGACCACGGAGGGCGGAAAGAACGCGCTCGTCAACCTCGAGCGCAAGGCGCAGCAGGCAGACAAGATGTTCGACCGACTCATCCTGCACATGCGCGACGCGGTGCACATTGAGCGGACCAACAAGCGAACAGTGGAGATGGGAGTCCCGGCATGGCTGTAGCAGATCAGAAGATCACTGACCAATTCGCCATCTACAACGGCGACTGCATCGAGGTCATGGCCGACCTGCCGAATGACTCGGTACACCTGTCGGTCTATTCTCCTCCGTTCGCAGGGCTGTATATCTACAGCTCGGACGAACGGGACCTATCGAATAGCCGCGACTACGCGGAGTTCTTCGCACATTACGACTTCGTAGTTCGGGAACTCCACCGGCTCACGATGCCCGGTCGCATGACCGCCGTGCATTGCATGGACGTTCCAACGGGAAACACCGGTCGGGACGCACTAACCGACTTCCCCGGCGACATCATTCGACAGCACACGAGCCTCGGTTGGGACTACGTGGCCCGCTACCATGTTTGGAAAGAGCCCCTGACCGTCCGCAATCGAACAATGGTCAAGAGCCTTGCCCATCAGATGATCGTCGAGGACTCGTCGCGTTGCTCGTGCGCATCGGCCGACTACCTGCTGATCTTCCGCAAGCGCGGCGAGAACCCCGTCCCGATTACTCACCCGCAAGGCTTGACCGAGTATGCCGGCGAGCGACAGATGCCGGCCGATGTGCTGGCCTACAAAGGTTGGACCGGCAAGCAGATCGAGAACCGCTACTCGCACTGGATATGGCGACAGTACGCATCCGCGTTCTGGGATGACGTGAGACTCGATCGGGTCCTGCCATTTCGTGAGGCTCGCGACGAAGAGGACGAGAAGCACGTCCATCCGCTGCAACTCGACGTGATAGACCGGGCGCTCGTGCTTTGGTCGAACCCCGGCGAGACGGTCCTCACCCCATTCATGGGAGTGGGATCGGAGGTCTACTCGGCTGTGCGTCAGGGCCGTAAGGGCATCGGGGTGGAACTCAAACCGTCCTACTATCGTCAAGCCGTCAAGAACCTCGCCGCCCTGGCCGTGGCGCATGAGGATCAGTCATGGCTAGAGACTGCGGAGATGGCCGAATGATCCGCGACCGCCTCGAAGATACCGGCCCGGCTCATGACGAGTTCGCCGAGAACGCGCTAGTAGTCAGAATGGCCGCCCGCATGCGAACCAAGCTTGCCGCCAACCGGCATAAGCGCCACTGGCGCGACCCGGAGGTAACAGACGCCTACCTCTTGGAACGTCTCCGGGAGGAGGTCACCGAATTGGAGTACGCCATCATGGCCGGCGAGGCGCGATGGCCGGAGGCAGCCGACGTGGCGAACATTGCCGCGATGCTGGCCGACCGACAATGACTACCGACCTAGCCCGCTACCGCGCCGCACTCAACGGCTCAGACTCCGAAGAAGTTCTCGCCTTTCAACTCAAGGCCGCGGGCATCGGGTTCGAGCGTCAGTATCCCTGGCCGCTAGTCCTGAAAGAGGCCGGCCGCCCATTCCCCACGAGCCCAACAGGCAAGCCTCGCCGATGGACGTCAGACTTCTACGTGGGACGTAACCTCCTGGTCGAGATAGACGGTCAGGTATGGCACAAGGGCGGCCACACATCCGGTCAAGGCTACACAGACGACCGCGAGAAGGACTCCGAAGCCCTATGCGCCGGATACCGGACGCTCAGAGTCACCGGGGCTCAGGTGGAGTCGGGCATCGTGCTCACTTGGATCGAGCGGCTCCTGGCAGGAGTAGACTCCCACCGTGACTAGACTAGGAGATGCGACATGAGCGCATTGACCGACCGAAGCGACAGATCACTCCGCGCCTACCCGATGCTGACGAAACCACCCTCTCGCCAGCGGTCGGAGGGGCTATCGAATGGCTGCGTTGCGGTCACTCGCTGGAATACAGCGGAACTGCATCAAATCATCCCCTCGTTGGTCCCCTATCATCAGGGCAAGATCGGCCACCGAGGCAGCCTGCCGCCTCAGAGGATGCTAGGCGATGTGACCGGGACCGCAAAGTGAGCGACGACAATTTTCGAGTGGGTAAGCAGCCATGCGGCTCGTTCACGTACCGCACGGTGCTCCCCATGATGCCCGATCCACCCTGCCGAAAGGACGGCTGCATTGCGCGAGTGCGCTACTGTGAATGTTGCTCCGCACTTCACCACTCGGGCGGGCTCCAAACCTGTCCGGTCAAGGAGGCGTAATGGGCAAGCTAAGAGACGCCGTAGTCGCGGCTGACAGGCCCGTCCGGGTGTTATGTACTGTGGCTCTACTCCGGGCGCAACTCTCCAAGGAGGACAGGGCTGAACTGGACGGACTGCTCGCGGAGGACATCGAGGCCTCCATACTCGCCGAGCAAATCAGGCTCGTTCACGGGTTCGTCGTCAAGCCTGCCGTGCTGCGTCGTCACCGTGCGGGGGGATGCAAATGCGCACCAACGCTACAGGTCTAGTACGCTGCGGGACAAAGAAGCGTAGTGGTGCCCCATGCCAGCTCTGAGAGATGCCGTCGAGTCGGCTACGGAGATCGAGGGGCTACGCAAGTCCCTCCATAACACCCTGCTGGCACTCGACAAGGCCAGGACAACCAAGACCGATCTAGTGGAGGCGGTCTACCGTGCGAGTCTTGACGCCTTCCGGGGCATCGACATTCCGCCCGTTCCAAAGCCTGCGGTCGATCATCGTCGCGGCCACGAGGAAGTCGCCGTGCTGGTTCTGTCGGACTGGCAACTCGGCAAGAAAACGCCGACTTACGACTCCGAGGTCTGCGCCCAACGCATCCAAGCATTGACCCAGAAAGTCAAAGAGATAGTGGCCCTGCACTCTAAGTCCCGACCCGTCAAAGAACTGCACTGTTTGACGATTGGCGATCTCCTGGAAGGAGAACTAGTTTTCCCCGGCCAGGCTCATCGCATCGACGCATCGCTGTACCGCCAACTCGCTACCGGCACGGCGCTGTACGTCAACCTCTTGCGCAGTCTCGCAAGTACATTTCGTGTAGTCACGGCATGGGAAGTAGACGGGAACCATGGCGCCATCGGCGGATCGCAAAGACGCGAGATGCACCCCGAGACGAACGCCGACCGCATCCTGTACCACTTCGCCGCCGAACTGACCAAGGACGAGCCGCGCATCGTCCATCACATGACCGATCCGGTAGGCGAGGCGAACTGGTATCACGTCGCAGCCATCGGCAAATATCGGAGCCTCCTCATTCACGGGCAGGAGTTTCGCGGAACCGCGGGGATGCCGTGGTACTCGATCCAGAAGCACGTCGGCGGCTGGGCGCTCGGCGCAATCGATGACTTCGCGGTGGGGTTCAACGCCGGCGGCGACGTGGACATCGACTGCGGGCACTGGCACCAGCCGACTCGGCTGACCCTCAACCATGTGACGTTTCGCTGCAACGGCTCCACGGAGTCGTACAACACCTATGCGCAGCAACAGCTCGCATCCGTGGGGCGTCCCTCTCAATCGCTACGTTTCGTTGACCCCGTGAAGGGCCGCGTCACGGCTGAGTACGTGCTCTACCTCGACTGATGAGCAACTGCAAACGCCGCCGCGCAGCCGTTGCCAACGCACACGTATCGGTTACTATCCCGCAGAATGTAGGTTTGCAACTGACTATCCCTCATCCCGGCATTGCAGGAGGTTAGAAGATGACGCTCGTGTTGCTGATCGCCGGTTGGATGGTGCTGAATGTCCTCGTCCTTCTCTGGGCGCTCGTGCTCGATCAACGAGTCGAGCGGCACTGCGACCCGGCCAAGACGTGCGGCGGCGTAGCGGGTAAGTGGCGCGACGACGGGCAGCGTTGGCGAGAGTAGGATGACGCCATGACCGCTCCCAACGGACAGACCACCTCGCACCGAGTAGAGTCGCACGCGGTCCCCGGCACCGCGGCGGGTCATCCGCGATGAAGCCATTCGACTCCGAAACGATGTGCGGCGCTACGATCCGTCGCGGTCATGACAGTGACGGGGTTGGCGGACGGCCTTGCCAGAGGCCTAAAGGGTGGGGAACGAGCCACGCTAGCACTGGGCTGTGCAAGCTCCACCTTGGCTCAACCGCGGGCATGACGCGCGCTGCTGCGACTGAGGGCGCGACCAAAGCGCTCGCAAGGCTGGGCCAGCCGATAGCCACCAACCCACAGCAAGCGTTGCTCGATCTGGTGTCAGAGGCAGCCGGCAACGTCGCATTCCTCCGCGAGCAGGCCGGCGGCATGGGAGTCAACCTCACCCTGAACGCGTCGGAGGTATCCGCACGCGCCACAGACATCTCAGTCGAGATGGACGGCGAGCTTACTGAGGTGCACTCGCGCGTCGTCACGATCCGCGAAGACGTACGGGCGCTGGTGAAGCTCTACGGCGAGTGGTGCGACCGCCTCGCCAACTACGCCAAGGAAGCCATCAAGGCAGGCATCGCAGAGCGCGAGATCGCGCTGGTAGAGGCGCAGGCCGATCTAGTGGCGCGTGTCATCGTGCGGGCGCTGGAAGGCTTGCCGGATGCCGAGTTTGAGCGGCGCAAGATGGACGCAATGGACGAACTGGTACGGGTGAAGGTGCTACCCGGAAGCCGCAACTAATGGGCTTCGAGCAGGCTGTCTATGATCGCCTGGCGGTAAGCGGCCCGCGGGGCTCCGTCCACATCCCCTACCCGCAGACATGGGCCAGTCCCGAGCATCGGCGGTTCTTCGAGAGCGAGTCGCCCGAGCTGTTGGGCAGCGGACAGATGGGCTCAGGCAAGAGCCGCGTGCTGGTAGAGAAAGCGTGGTGGCTCGGGCTCTCCTACCCCGGCGCCGAACTGGCGATCATCCGCAAGGTGCACAAAGACCTTGCGCTGACGACAGAGCGCACGTTCTGGACGGAGGTAGCCAAGCCTGAGCTACTCGTGCATCGCAACATGTCCGAGCATTGGGTGGACTTCGGCTCGCGCTCCAAACCCTCAAGACTGTGGTTCTTGGGGCTTGACCACGACCCCACTACCGGGCAGCCGTCGAAGATCGGCTCGGCCAACCTGGACTGGGCGGGCGTGGACGAAGCGATCCAGCTCGACCAAACCGACTGGATCATGGTGGGCGGGCGCTTGCGCAGACAGACGCTGCCGTATCGCCAACTGGCAGCCGTGACGAACCCGGCATGGCCGCGCCACTGGCTCAAACTGCATTTTGCTCCGGGCACAGCGGGAACCGAGTACATCGACCTGCGAGATAACGCATTCCTGCCAGATGACTACGCCGTGCGCCTCGCG